CGTCGATTGAAGCTGTTCTTACCGATGCAAATGGCCGTGCTCGCTCAATGGCTAATGCATCTGCTATTAAATTTAATATGTCAACTGAAAACGGAACTAGCATTATTTCTGGTGGGGCAGGCGCTGTAGTTAATGCTTCTAAAGGAATTGTAAAATATGATTGGCAGGCCGGTGATACTTCTAATACAGGAATTCATACTGCTGAATTTGAAATTGAATATACCAATGGGACTTCAGAAACATTCCCAAATACTGGGTATATTAAAGTAATCATTAGAGAAGAGTTGGCATAAGGAATTAAAGCATGGCACAGCCAACAACAAGAGACGAATTTAAAGAATACATATTAAGAAAAATCGGTGCGCCGGTTATTCAAATTAACGTATCAGACGAACAGGTAGACGACCGCGTAGACGAAGCGTTATCTTTTTGGAATGATTATCATTACAATGGTAGTCAGTTAGTTTATCTTAAGCATCAAATCACTCAAGCTGATAAAGATAACGGATACATTACATTACCTCAAAAGCTTCTTGGTATTTCAAAAGTATTCCCATTTGATACATCTATCTCAACTGGGACAGGAATGTTTAATGTTCAATATCAATTCGTATTGAATAACTTAACAGATCTTACAAGCTATAATCTTCAGCATTACTATATGACAATGCAGCATATTGAATTTATGCAAGAGATATTGGTGGGGATGCCACTTATTCGTTATAATAAGCATGTCAATAGATTATATGTTGATACGGATATTTCTCACTGGGCAGTCGGTAATTACATTATTATTGAAGCGTATGATGTAATTGATCCAGATTTTTACGAAGATGTTTGGACTGATCGTTGGCTACAAAATTACGCAGCGGTTCTTGTAAGAGAACAGTGGGGTTTAAATTTAACTAAATTTAATAATATGCAATTAGTAGGTGGAGTATCTTTTAATGGCGAACAAATCTTACAAGAAGCAAGAGAAGATCGCCAGCGAATGGAAGAAGAAGCTGTTCAAAACTTACAACCTTTGACCTATAACTTTATTGGGTAAATCATGGCAACTAACGTTTTCTTTCAAAACTATGATAATTTCAACGAACAGAATTTAGTTGACGATCTTGTGATTGAGTCAATTCAAATTTATGGCGTTGACACAATGTACCTTTCACGTTCTTTCCAAGCTGTGGATAATATACTTAACGAAGACGATTTATCAATCTTTGATGAAGTATATCAAATGGAAATGTATGTTAAGAGTGTTGATGGATTTGAAGGAGAAGGCGACTTTTTAAGTAGGTTTGGATTGCAAATTAGAGACCAAGTTACATTTACAGTTGCTTATAGAACATTTGAAAGATTTGCTACTCGTGAAAACCCAGAAAAAACAAGACCTCTTGAAGGGGATTTAATTTACTTCCCTCTAAATGAAAAAATGTTTAAGATTATGCATGTTGAGCATGAAAGCGTATTCTATCAAACTGGTGCTTTGCAAGTTTATGATTTGCGTTGCGAACTTATGGAATATTCTGGTGAAAGATTTGAAACCGGCATTGATAATATTGATACATATTTTGATGATATTAATATTTCGTCAACCGCAACAAATCCAGTGACAACTCTTACTCAGTTAGCTAATACAGATCCAATTGCTGATAACGTATATTTTGAACAAGAAGCAGATGATATTATTGACTTCTCAGAAATAGATCCATTTAGTGAATCTATTACAATACAGGATTAACATATGGCAATCGCAAATTATTTTTACAACCAAACAACAAGAAAATATGTTGCTGTATTTGGTACACTCTTTAATCAATTAAAGATTGAAAGGTCAGACTCTACTGGCACTGTGCAAGATATGATTGTTCCATTATCTTATGCACCGTTTCAAAAGATTTTATCCAGAGTGACACAGGATCCGGATTTAAATCAAAAATCCGCAATTACTTTACCGCGCATGTCTTTTGAAATTACAAGTATGAACTATGACGGTGAAAGAAAAATATCCACGACCCAAAAGGTATTAAAAAATAATCCTTCAGAAAATGGTTCTAAGAATTTTGCATATTCACCTGCACCATATAATTTAGAATTTTCATTATATATAATGGCAAAATATTCTGAAGACGCAGTTAAAATTTTAGAGCAAATCATTCCTTTCTTTCAACCAGATTGGACTGTATCCGCAAAGCTTATAGAAGGTTGGGATCCTTTAGATATACCTATTGTTTTAAATAGCGTAATAAACGAAGAACTTTATGAAGGCGATTATACAGAACGAAGAAGTGTATTGTATACTTTAAGTTTTACTCTTAAAGGTTGGTACTTTGGACCGGAAAGAGAAAGAAAAGTTATTAAATTTATTGATACACAGTATGCTATGAACACAGACGAAAATGCTCCTTTCGTTGAAAGAGTTACTTTACAACCAGGATTAACTGCTAACGGAACTCCAACAACAGATGCAAATAACTCAGTAGATTATACGCAAATAGAATTTGATGACGATTGGGGAATTATTACAATAATTGAAGAAGTGAGCTGATATGAGTGAAAATGATAAGATTTCTAAAGCATTAGGAATAAGACCTCTTAGTGAAATAGAAAAAGACGAAAAAAGTACTGAAGTAGTAGAAATAGAAGAACCGGAAGTTCTTCCTTCTGAAGTAGTTTCAAAAACTTCTAATGAAAACACAAAAGACTTAGAATTAGCCCGACAAAACGTGAAAAACATTATTGAGATGGGTGATGATGCCGTAAAGGAAATGGTTGAGATAGCCAAGCAATCTGAATCACCAAGAGCGTTTGAAGTTGTTTCTACGTTAATGAAAACTTTACTTGACGCAAACAAAGATTTTGTTGATATTTCATCTAAAAAGAAATATGCCGAAGAAGAAATTGACAGTCCTAAAAGAGAAACCAATGTTACTAATAATAATTTAATAGTTTCTACTGCGGATCTTTTAAAAATGATTAAAGGCGACAAAGATGATTGAGATGATGAAAGGTTACTTAGGTAACAATAATCTCAAAAGAGTTGGCGAAAATATTGAATGGACACCTGATATGCTCAAGGAGTATATGAAGTGTGCTGAAGATCCGGTTTATTTTGCTAAAACATATATTAAAATTGTACATGTGGATCACGGTCTTATTCCGTTTAAGATGTATGATTATCAAGCAGAAATAACTGAAAAAATTACTAATAATAGACGTGTTGCAGTTCTTACAGCTAGGCAGTCAGGTAAAACAACTACGGCAACCGCTGTTATTCTTCATTATATTTTATTTAATGAATTTAAAACTGTTGCTATTCTTGCAAACAAAGGTGATGCTGCTCGAGAAGTTTTGGGAAGAGTCCAATTAGCATATGAGGCTTTGCCTAAATGGATGCAGCAAGGTGTTGAGGAATGGAACAAAGGTAATATTTCTTTAGAAAACGGTTGTAAAATTTATGCAGGTACAACATCAAGTTCTGCAATTCGTGGTAAATCTATTTCATTCCTATATCTCGATGAGGTTGCATTTATCGAAGGGTATGACGAATTCTTCGCATCAGTCTATCCTACAATTTCATCTGGTACAGAAACTAAACTGTTGATGACTTCTACGCCAAACGGGTTAAACCATTTTTGGAAAACTTGTAAAGGCGCTGAAGAAGGAACTAACGGGTATGAGTTTGTTAAAGTAATGTGGGATGATGTTCCTGGCCGTGATGAAAAATGGAAAGAAGAAACACTTGCTGCATTAGATTATGATGAACAAAAGTTTAAACAAGAATACTGTTGTGAATTTCTAGGATCCTCCGGAACATTAATTGACGGATCTAAATTAAAAACTTTAGCACACGACAGACCAATAGCGGAACAAGACAATATTACACAATACATGAAACCTGAAGAAGGTCATACGTATGTAATGACTGTTGACGTTTCAAGAGGTAAAGGTTTAGACTATTCTACATTTAACGTAATTGATATTACAGAAATGCCGTATCAGCAAGTTTGTACGTTTAGAGATAATTACGTTTCTCCTGTTGATTTTGCTTCTATTATATATAGAATAGGCAACATGTATAATGAAGCGGCCGTGTTAACTG